TTTTATGGTGATGACAGTTTGTTAGCACCCTCTGAACGTGTTGCTGAACACGTGCACTTCAATGCGTTTTCCAAGGTTTTCAAAGATGTCGGAATTGGCTATACTGCCGCCGATAAAAGTGAGAATGCACCCGATCTTGTTAAGATGGAACAGATTGACTTCTTGAAAAGGAAGCCTGTCTTTAATCCACATTTACAACAATTTATGGGAGCCCTTGATTTCGGTTCGATTATTAAGTCATTGCATTGCAATGCCACTGACACGCTACCTGCTGACACTGCTTCTGCAATCAATCTTGATGGCTCAATTCGTGAAATGTTTAATCATGGACGAGAACCATATGAAGAGTGGCGGACGAAAGTGCAAACCATTGCTGCAAAGCACGATCTTGGACCTCAGATTAAGAATCTTGATGTCACCTATGATCAATACCTTGAGCATTACATTGGAAAATATGTGCGCAATAAAGAAGACACTGGCTTTAGTGTTTCCTCTGATGAAGAGGAAGAATAAAGCCGCCATTGTCCTTGGATGACATTCTAAAAGCATCATAAGCGCGAATCTCATCGCGTTGCAGCTAAAACGAGACTTCAGTATATGGTTACCGTATTGATGTTGGGGATCTAGTACCCATTTTCAGTATAGGCTTTGCTGTCGCAGACTAAGCCCTATTTAGGGAGGATTTTGTCGATCAAAAACACTAGCCATCCAGTACGTTTAATGGAATGTGCTGGCTCTTGGAACCAAAACCATTAGTGAACAAATTTATAATTCATATACATTAAAGTCTGAAGCCGAAGTGGCTCAGAATGGGGAAACAGGGAAACAAGCTATCATGCATTTTCAAGATTTGGACCCAGGATATGGAGTGACAGTTTCATCTGATCGAGATACTACCTATGACACAGTTCAAAAGGAGGATTCGAAATTAGGTGATTTTCTGGCACGCCCAGTGAAGATTTACGAAGAGCGATGGTCAACCGGTGCGGTTGGTCCAACAATCAACGACACTGTTAATCCTTGGGAGTTATTCTGTGAGAATGCGGCTGTGTTTGAAAAACTAAAGTACTTCAACAACTTGAGTGGGGATTTGCATCTCAAGTTTGTTATCAACGGTAACTCGTTCCTCTATGGGAGGTTGATGGTTTCTTATGAACCCGTCCCTTACCTGAATGAAATACCAAAAAGAAATGCTTTCGAGATTGATTACATTGAGTATTCACAAAGGCCCAAGATCTTCTTGAATCCTACATCTAATGAAGGAGGAACAATGATCTTGCCATTCTTTTGGCCTAAGAATTATCTTAATATACCCGGAAGAGACTGGAGAGATATGGGTGCTTTCACTTTGAGTGAAATTGCAAAGTTGCGTCATGCCAATGGGGAAACCCAGGGCATTTCAGTGACTTGCTATGCACACATGGAAAATGTTGTATTGGCTACGCCAACCGCACTTCAATCTCAATCCTTGATCTCTCAAGGCAAGAGAAACAAAAACACAAAAACAACAATCAAAAAGTCTACGAATGATGAGTATGGCAGTGGGGCCATCTCAAAACCAGCAAGTGCTATTGCAGCAGCTGCTGGCTGGCTGACAGACTTACCAGTAATAGGCCCGTATGCCCGTGCTACTGAAATGGTAGCATCAAAGGTAGGAGAAGTTGCAAAAGTTTTTGGATATAGTCGACCAGTAGATTTGGAAAACACAAAAAGAGTAAGGACTGTAACAAGTTCAGCTTTCGCTGTTACTGATCAACCAGATACTGTGATGAAATTAACGCTCGATTCTAAGAATGAGACCACAATAGATGCAAGGACTGTTGGGTTAAACGCTGAAGATCATATGGGTATCTACGATATTGCCCAGAAAGAGAGTTTTCTGACCAGTTTCCTGTGGACGACTTTCGACCAAGGAGATATTCCGACAACACGATTATATAGCTCCAATATTACACCTAGTATCTGTGATATTGAGGGATTAGGATCAACACTCTACATGACGCCAATGGCGTTTATGTCGCAGTTGTTTACCTATTGGCATGGTTCCATAATCATGCGCTTTCAAATCGTTGCTTCCAATTTTCATAAAGGAAGATTGTTGGTACAATATGACCCGAATGGTTATCAGAATTTATCTACGAACATTCAGTACACTGAAGTGATTGATCTCGCTGAAACGCGCGATTTCGAAGTGTGCCTAGGATGGGGAAAATCTGAACCATTTCTGTCAATTGGAAGATGTGGAGCACCTAATGGAGGCACGAATCTCGAATTTAGATCAGACGGATCTTCGCCAGCCAACAATACGTGGTCCAATGGACAAATAACAGTTTCAGTTCTAAATGAACTCACTGTTCCAGGTGATCCCACATCATCTCCACCAATTCAAGTGAATGTTTTCGTAAAAGCAGGAGAGGATATGCAATTTGCAGTCCCCTCTAGCGCATACATTCATGATTTATCCCTAACGCCACTGTTGCAGTCACAGGGATTGATTTCACAGTCAGAAGTAACCACTGATGCCACTACGGATAAGGTATCTATGGAGAACAAACCTGAAGAGACTATGAAATTACATATGAATGAAGAAGGCGCAGGTACAGACCATTTAATGGAAGTGTTCTTTGGAGAACACATTACCTCTTTGCGATCATTATTCAAACGATACTGTTTCCACACGACGTGGAGGATGCCCTTTCGGGCTGCCAATACAGCTAGCTGCATTACAGTTTCCAACAAAGTTTACCCATTCATGCGTGCAGCTTTTGATGCACCAGGAGTTGGAGTTTACGACTATGCTTCAGGACCCGCAGTTTACTCGGTTAATCCATCTGTGACTTTTCCGCTAACTTACTGTGCTCCGGCATTCGTTGGTTGGCGAGGTAGTATCAGACGGAAAATCATCAATAATGTTGAAGTTGGTGGCAACATGCGCTGTATGATAGCGCATCGTGAACCATACTCACTTGATGTTCCGAGTGTCTCAGTGATGGAGTTTACAAGTCCTATTGATTATACAGTAGGTTTCAACTCCCCATTTGTTGATTCTGCGAATGGTTTGGAGTTATCCATTCTACGCAACAATGCGTGCTTAGAGGTTGAGAGTCCGTTTTATCAACCCTTACGATTTTTATCAACACGCAAAATCCTCCCAGCTTCGCTGCAAGGCGAAACAATTGAAACAAACACTTATACGCAACTGACAGGAGCATCAGAATCTGTGGATCGCTTTCAAAGCGATTTCATAGCGACGGGAGAAGATTTCACACTCTTCTTCTTTTTAAGTGTGCCAAGGATGTACCGATGGGGTATGCCCTTAGAGCTATAGTGCCCGAGTACTGGGAAAAGTACGGACGAACATGATATTCAGAAAGTGTGAATATATAGGCGAGAACCCCGCCGAACGTAACGTCCATAAATAACATCGTATGTGATCCCTGTAAAAGGGACAGTCATTTAAGAAAACTACAAGGTTTAGAAAGATTGTCCCCGCCGGGACATCCTTCGTGTCGAATATTCAGTATCGACATTATTTTTACTTGTGGTTCAATTTCTTATCTAAGACTACACATGAATTCTATCGTTG